TATTGGTCAGTCTTAGTAGCCATTCAATTAACCAATCATTGAGCCAGTCAGCAAGTTCACAGTTGTTGGCATCAAACCGCCGCTCTGTGTTGCATTGTCGTAGCGGATTGTCATTGTGATGGCAACTGCTTCTGAGCTTGAGTAATCGAAATCGTCGTATTCTGTGTTAGACAGAAAACAACCTTCCAAGTACCACTGCTCGAGAACTGTATCATCGCCACCGTCGAGGGTTTCGATGTACATGTTGAACTTGTAGTTCACACCAGACAATGCGCTTGTCTGGTCAAAGTGGTTCAACTGCTTCTGCAGTTGATAGCCTACCAGCGTTGAAACTGAGTTAGTGATGTCGTCACGAACCTTAAGGCTAATTGTTTCCCACTTACCCTTACCAGCGTAGTACGCTGTAGAGTTGTATGAGTGAACTTCGACCGGGTCGTGTGATTGCTTTGGGCGACCAACAGTCATAACCTGTTGAGACAATTCCAAACCACCCTGGAGTGGACCAAAGTTAATTACGCGGACACGGAACTTGTATTTGACCTTTGGCTGGAGAATACCACCGCGGCCAGCACCGCTGCCGAGTGGCACGCCAAAGCGTGAAAGTGTAGAAGACATATTCGTCCCTCCTGAATTGGATATCCAACTCGTATTTATTGAAGGACGATATAGACAATGTTAATTAGGTGAAGAAAGTGCCCGTAGCCACCCCAATTACGTAACTTGGAGAGGTTTCGCAGACCTACCGGATAGATTGTCTACGGGCGTATCCTATTGAACTATATGTGTAAAATCACATTTACTTTCTTCCCCTCGGAGCTACCCGAGACATACCCTTGCACGTACTGCTTATACGTAGCCCAGTCGCTAGAAGAAAACTTATGGGTTCAGGGGACTAAACCCCTTCGCTCAATAGCTTTGCAGCTTCAAGAATAATAACAATTGGCAAGCTGCCAATCAATATTATTTTAACTTAATCACTTCCAGGGCAGCTTCATATTTCTTGCGCTCCATGGAAGAATACCAAGGGAAAAGATCATCCTTTTCCATTGGGTAGAAATAGTACGTTCTGATAGTCTTACCAGGACGCAGAATGAATGGGTTCTTTTTCAACTGCTGCAAGGTGGGAATTTTGATAGTGTAGGGGCGCCAAGTGGCTTTCGTGTGGTAGTAACCCCGGTTGATAATGATGCCACTGAAACGCTCATACACCTCAAAATGATTCTCAGCAGCTACCAAATACACGGTGGTAGGCAGATCAATGTTGTGGAGCTTAACTTTGAAATTGCGTTCTTTTTTCATAATTCCAATGATAAAAGCTCCACCAATCTTTTACAATTGGCGGAGCTTTGGATTTGCGATTTATTCGCTTACGCGGTCATCGTAGCGCCAGTATTCAAAATACGTACTGGCAAGTAGATGAATTCGATTGCCTTAACTGGCTGGATCAGAATGTCTGCCCACAGTTCGTTAGCATCAATACGTGCTGGTGTGTTATTTGTGGTGTCACAAACAACAGCAAAGTCAGTCAATGCTTGCAGACCAACCAGGCCACTCAGGAAGCGTTCAAGTGTTGTCTTGAACGAATCACGAGTTTGCATGTCGTTCTGTTCGAACAGGAATGGCTTAGCCAACAGATCCAACTGGTAACGCAAGTAACAGCACAAACGAGCAACGTTAACGCGATCGGTTGCTTCTGAGATCGGGTTAAGTGTCTTCTGGCCGTAAACTACCAGACCACGGCCTGGAATGTACGCGATTGGGTTGATGCTGTTTTCGTACAGTACGTCACGTTGACCTGGGTTGAGAATAACTGCCTTGTACTCTTCCTCAGCTGTGATGTAACCGACTGATGTTGCGTTGGATACCAGACCACGGGTGTAACCAGCTGGTGCAAACCATGGGTAAGCAATCTGGTCATTGTACGCGTAAGTGTACAGCGCGATTGTTGATGGTGGAACAACAACGTTTGAACCATCAATGTTTGTGCTGTAACCCCATGGGTAGTACAAACCGATGCTTGAGTTGTGTGTTACCAGACCGTCTTCACCGTCTGTTGCCACGTTGTTCTTGTTGCCGGCCCAGTTACCAACTGATGTGGCATCTGGTGACAAACGTGCTGGTGTATCACCAACGATGAACGCGACTTCCTTACAATCCATATTCAGTGTAACCATATCGCTCAACAGCTCGACATAGCCTGGGCAAGCGATCAAGTTGAAGTAAACGATTTCTGAACGGATATCCTGGTTGCTTACGAACTGAGCTGCCAGTGCCTTAACGATCATTTGGCGTTGTGCCTTACGACCCATGTATGGGGAACCGTCAACCTTGTTGCCTGAAGCTGTAACCCAACGACCAGCCTGTGCAACTGCTGGGAATTGGTATGGATCCAACTCTGATTGCTGAGCAAAGTCACCCTTGTTGTAAGCAGTCAAAGTGAAGTCAGTAGCTGTCTGGTAACCACCAGCCTTGAACCAATTTGGTTCCCACTGCTTAACGTTGTAAGAGCTGTAACGTGTGTTGAACAGCAACGTACCACGTGGGTAGTTTGTTGGATCTGGTGCGTCTGGATCAACGTAGTTTGACTTGACGAGGTCGAGAGTCAATGTTGAGCTGTTGACGTAGCCAGTAGCTTGCGTTTGATATGCTACACCGCTGTCAGCACGAGCATCTTGGAAAACGATACCGTTTTCCGTTGTCTGATCAGTGTTGTCAATCAGTGTCCATGACTGTGTAGCTGCGGTGTAACGGTACAGCATTGGGTAGTTTTCCAGATCACTGGAATCCAACCAAAGGTCGTTATCTACCAGAGCGCCACCCTTGCTTTGTGTCAATGGGGCAGAACCAGCAATAATCACACCGTTAGGATCTGTATTTGGGTAAATGTTTGCGTAACCGTACCAGTTTTCACTGTCGGTAACCATAATGTCTACTTGCAGATCGGTGTTATACCACAGAGTACCTTGAGCTGGTGTTGTTGTTGGAGCTGATGAGCTTGATTCGTATGTCAAGTCTGTCCAAGCTGAACCATTCCAAATTCTCAGGTCTGTCAACGCTGATGTGTTGTTGCCGTTGTATTGAACGTAGATCGAACCGCTTGATGGAGCACCGTTGTTGATACCAGCAGTTGCCAATTCATCGCTTGCGTAGAAAGGCGCTGTAACAGTTGTCCATGTTGATGTGGTTGATGAGTAAGTCTTGACAACATAATTAGCACCGCTGTTTGGTGTTGTTGTCTTTACCCAAATGTCACCTTGGACGCTGTTTTGTGGGATCTTAGTGTGTGGTGCAAATGTCATCTGCACGCTGTTGTATGTACCAGCAGTCAGGTTCAGATATGTAAGTGGTGAGTGACCTGTGCCTGATGAAACGTTTGCCAGTGTAATTGCAACAGAATAGTTCAGGATGATGCGGCCAGCTGAATCGTGTGATGCTGTGATCAAACCGTTTGTAGTGTTTGAACCAGTCATCGCTGCGTTAATAGCTGTCACAACACCAGTTGCTGACAAGTCTGAACCCAGCACAACGTCAACGCCGTTAATGCTGAAAACATCACCAGTTGTTGCTGTTGTTGCGCCTACTGCGATTGGAGCTGATGAACGCAGAACGTTCTTAGCCAACTTCCATGAAGTTGAGCCAATTGGATACCAAGCACTTACGTTGTTGGTATTGATACGCTCGTACATCATGATTGGTGAAATCGCTGTAACAACTGCGATATCGCCATCTACACCAATTGATGCCAGTGGGTAATATGTTGAACCGTCGATCAGTGATGGATTGTTGATTACTGAAACATTCTTAACACTGAATGGGTTAGCGGTGGATGCGCCTGAGCTTTGAAAAACACCCCAAACTGTGTCGGTTGTGTCCAACCATACTGTGCCGTTTGTTGGGGCACCAGCTGGAGCTGAAACGTTTGGTTCCAGAGCTGCGAGGTCGATATCAGCACGCAGAACGTATGCGCTGTTGCTAATACCCAGGTATTGATAAGCGGCATGCAAGCCATATTCGTTCAGTTCTGAGCCGACAACTGTTGTGCCGTCCACTTGATCGAAATACGGATTACCGAATGTCTGAATCAGTTCGCGCTGGCTTGTGATGTTGTACAGTGTACCGGCTGTGCCTGGAACTGAACCAGGTGCTGTACCTGAGCCTGTTGGTGAAGCCTTATTTTCACGGGTTGCGAATACGATCAGAGGAACGGTGCCTGGTCCAGATGTGCTGTAGAAGCTTTCGTCGGTAATCTCGACGTCTACGCCAGGACTAAGTAATGTTGCCATATTTGGTTAACCTCCAAAAATACTTTTGTTAAGTATTTATCCTGAAGGTGCTATTCCAGTGCTACGGCAACATTAAGTACTTCCTTAATTGGCGGGCTGATACCCCATAAGCTGACGGATAGCCTGTTTGCCAGCTTGGTTAAGGTCTCGCGTACCTACGCCTGCCCATACGCCAGTAGGTGCTGGTGGTGTCTCTATGGCAGTCCATGAGCTATTAAGCCACTGGAACCACTGCGCTAGTTCTTGATCAAAGACGTAGCACTCGGTGCTTTCTGGGTGCAAGTCGATAAACATTTGAACAGCCCAGGCAGTACCGCCTTGCACGAGACCTTTCTTGATGGTTGAGATGGCATACACTGATTGTGAATTGCCAACCTGGAAATAGTTTCTGCGGAGCAGGTTGATAATCCAGGGTTTGTCATAGGACAGCCGACGATTCATCGTCTTGTTGGCTTTCTCCAAATGCTCGTCAGCCATTGTCAGAGTCTCAAACGGAATTCGTACAAGTTCTTCCGCTGGTGCATCAGATTTATGGCCTGGAAAGCTCCAGTGAATAACCTGATGTCCTGCCATACCAGCACACATGCCCCATTGAAGGTCAGCACCCAATGCGCCGCCACTCATGCAAGTGTGTTTATCTTGAAATAATTCAACCGACAATTTGATTCACCTTTGCATACAGGTCTTCCAAGCTACCGTCATTTTCGATTGTCTGATCGATAAGTGGACTACCAGCCCAGGCCCATTCACTAATGTGAATATTGCCATAGACCTCATTCATTGCTTTCAATGAATCTTGGTAGAAACGGTCGTTAGTATCCTTGATGTTGTTAACTGCTTCTGCAAAACGATACCACTCAGGCTCAGGACCACGCTTGACGCGGATGATCGTTCCACCCAAATCTTTGACCATTTGAAGTTCGTTAGGGAAGCGGCAATCAGTGAGAACCCAATCACCACCAGTTTGGGTAATCTGGCGTTCTACTGCCATAACCCAGATGTTTTCGTTGAAGTGTGTGCGAATAACGTCGGTACCCAATGAGGTAAATGCACGACGTGGGCTAAATCCGGGACGCTTGAGCTTTTCGGCCCACCACAGATCAGTCTCTTCGCGTTTGAGGCGAGCTTCACCAGTTGTGCCTTCAAGCATTTCTCTGTCCCAACCAAAAATGGCTGAACAGCAATCCTTTAGTACGCCAGCAAATGAAGTCTTTTGAAAACCTTGCTCAAGCAAGGGGGTTGATGCTGAATCTTTACCTGAGCCTTTGAAGCCCACAAGTCCTACAATTTTCATGTTGTGCCCTGTTATTATTGTTATATGGGTTTTCGCCACATGTTAATACCAGGGCACAGCAAATACCAAATTAGTCGTCAGTGATTTCTGACAATGCCACAAACATCTCATGACGATCTAGCAATTTCATACGCATCGCAACATCGTCATCATAAATGATCAACCAGTCTTTTTGTTTTGAGAAGTGTCTTGAGCTAAAGCCAAGACCTTTGAGGGATTCACGAAAGTCTTCGTAATCGCCATCTTTTACCTTTACGATATATTTGGCACCTTCGTATCGCTTTTCGGATACAACTTTGTGCCACATACAGAAGAAGCTGTAACCGTATTTGGCGCGTACTGCGTCATGAACTTCCACTACGGCCAAAGCTTCTTCTGTTGGAATTGTTTGAAGAGGTTGTTTTTCTTTTACTTTTGAAACCTCTTCGATTATCACTAGGTCTTTCAACTGCTGACCTGGAACATCTGTACGAATATGAGTAATCGAGATATCACGTGCTGCTGCTAATGCAGAACTAAACTCTTTGCCGATCTTCGAAAACTTGCTTCCGTATCCTTGCCAATATTCTCCAGTGTTTTTGTGTTTTACTTTGAATACTCTTTTACTCAACTTGTTATTTCCCCGAAATCCTCTTTGAAGGGGTCATCGGAAAGTATCAGTCGGAAATCGACCATATCGGCCGCACATTCGAAAACGTACATCCACTTCTTGTCGCTTTCTTGGCAACTGTACCACCACCCCGAAGTGCGAGAATACAGAAGCTTTTCGACCATTTCAAATTGTGTTTTGGACCAGTCGGCGCGAACAGTCATCCAGGAAAACGGCGGTTTCATGTCACGCCATTGTTCCTGGGTGAGTTTATCAGCCATTGCTTTCCTCCGGCTTGAAGTCACCCAGCAGTTCCATGATCTCACGGATACGCTTGTCGATACGGACTGCATCTTCCTTGTTCAGGATACCCATACCGAAGAACATCGGGTAGCCGTTGACACCACGCGGCGAAGCATCTTTCATCAGACCGTAGAAGTGACAAACTTCATCACGGATCCATTCCTTTCGAGTGACGTCATCCAGGAACATGATCGGCATGAAAATCGAACCAATGAGGTTCGTATCGTGCTCACGAACTTGCCAGCTGAAGAAGACTTCCCCGCGATAGCCTTGCTTCGCAAGTTCGTTGACTTCTTCGTCAGTCTTACGCTTGTATTGGTTCTCGGCCGGGGAGTCGCCGCTTTCGATTTCCACTGACATCACGCATCCTTTCAGTTCATTAGATGCGTGAAGTCTAGTGTGCCATGTGATAGGCGTCAAGTGAATTTACAACTTCAGACGCCAGTAGCCTGGGTTGTAATGACCGTCAATGGCCATGACCCATTGGTGATGATCAGGATCGAACTTCATCTGCTTATAGGAACGCAGGTTCAATACGAACTGAACGGTGTTGGTTGCTGATGCATCGAATGATACAAACCAGCCGCCTTGGCCGTATTCGATAACGTCACCCACACCAGCTGTAATGTAGGTAGCAGGGTTAGGGGAACCACCCCAACCAGTGTTGTTGGTTGTGAAGTCCGTCAACAGCATGTAGCGATCACCGACCTTAGCAGCCGGCATTGCACCGTCACCTGGGTGATTGTTCAGTGGATTGATAACACCGTTAATAGGCTTGATTGTGTTACCGGGCAATGTATCAGGGTTGATCTGCCAAATAACAACGTTCGGTCTATTGGGATCCAGTTGCATTGTACCAATCGTATCCAGGGAAGTATCGTCATCTTCCAATGTATGTGCCAAGCGCAAGGTGGATTGTGCTGGGCGGAATTGACCATACTGAATCAAGAACTGTGACCAGTTGAATGGATTACCATTGCTATCTTCCAAATCACCGCCTGGTCCTAACAATGTGATTTCCACATGCTGATCGATCAGATTTGGTGGTGTAGCATTATCCCAAGTCGCAACCGTTTCGACCATAATCTGGTTATCACCTGGTGTTGTTACTACTGTACCAATTGGTTTACCGTTGATAGTCGGTTGCTCGTAGCCAACTGCGTCAGGCAAAGCTGTAGCATGATCTACGTCGTCAAAATCAACAGAGCCACCATAGATATTAGTAACGATCTGTTGAATCAGATGCTGTTCCTTGACCTTCGCTGGTGGGTTGATCCACAGTGGCAGCTTGAAAGTAAATGTCAACACGTCAATCTCATCACCAGTTCCAACAGGAATGGCACGTGAGCTCCATGTCACATCATCAAGCAACATCGTTGAAAGTGCAGTCCAGTCAACTGGATTTTCGGAACTCTGAATGTCAAAGCCAGGATTGAAGCATACGAAGATCTGTTCAAACAACTGATGCTTCTGCATTTCATTGCTTGTCCAAACGTCAACTTGAATAGTTGCATCAATTGGGTGCGGCATTCTACGCTCGACCGTGTACTGATTACCTAGCTCATTTGTGTACTGGCCGGATACAGGGTCGAACTTACGTTCGTTAACCGCCACCTTACTCACGTGTGAAGGTGACTGAGTGCGTTCTCTAGCTACAGACATGCCTTTAATGAAAACCGTAATCATTGGGCAAGTCATCAGGGTGTTCTCTGAATTGTTGCGCAGGATATGGCCCACTTGGCGATTCTGTGTCGCCATACGACAAGGAACGAGGCGGGGCACCCCGTTCCCTGGCATGTACTGAAAACCAGAAAATGCTCGTACGATTTGAAGCAAATATCTACGAATTTGTTGGTCGTAGAAAAAGTCGTACTGGGCAATTGGTTGATCAGCCATTATTCCTCGTCTGGTGTATTGAACAAGTTTGTTTCAGCTTGACGACGACGTGTCAGACCTGGCAATACTACCAACTGGCCAGTCTTACGATCGCGAGCTTTGTTCCAACGAATGAACTGCTGTGACGCACCAGCCATATTACCAGCATTCACCATTTGCAACAGAGTTGATGATTGCAAGTTAGCTGCACCAGCGTTGTAACAGAAGTCAACCAGAGCATCGAACTGGTTTTGGGTGACTTCTACTCGAACGAGATTATTCACAGCATCAATGAACTGTTGCAGAACGCTGTGCAGCAAATCTTCAGCTTGAGCTACAGTCATTGGAGGAGTGTTCATTGTGACTTGGCTACCATCAAGGGCAATACGGCTACCAAAACCAATTGTTGGCAAACCGATTGGATCCTTGTAAGGGTAAACCAATCCATCCTTTGGGCTTACGTATGCGAGACCTTCAAATTGCTTGATCAGGTCGATACATGCTTGACTAATATCCATATCCATCTTAGAAATCCGCTTTAGGTTTAACGACTTGGCTGAGCGGCTGTTTCTGCTGAACAATACTGCCATCATTCAAGGTCGTGGTTTTGTTGTTATTTATGAAGCTCAAAAGTACTCGGGATGCCATACTCCAGTCTTGCTGGCGATAGTCGAGCTCTTGTCGAACCCATGATGCAGAAGAACTGTTAGTACCACTCACTGTGTATCGGTACAAAACATTTGGTTCGTAGTCAGTACGAAGGAAATAATCGCCATCCTGTGCGTTATCGGGGAACACATTACCATCGTTCACAGGCTCGGAATCATCAGGTGGCACACCGTCACCAGCAAATACCCATGGATATTGGTTACCAAGCTCATCACCAGGAACGATGTAGTATTGGCGAGTTTCAAAATAGCGACCCTTCACATATTGACGAGCTTCATCAACGATCTGTTCGTTGATAGCCGTATCCAGCGGAGTCTCCAAGACTTCACCAGTTGTCATGTCCAAAGTACGTGACACATTGAGCATCACATCACGCAACTTCTTGGCCTTACTTGGGTCGTCACCATATGGATCACCGAGATCAAGACCAAACGGATCCTTGGCATTCTTATCCAAGATCTGGTCGTATTCCTGGCTGTTAGTGAGTGGCTTGCACTTCACACGCCAAATGTGTGAGAACCATGTAGGTGAATAACCATCACTTGCACGCATAGTATCAAGGATGGAATAGAATTTGTTCGTTGCATCAGCTTCTGGATCCATCAAAGCGTCATCGCGCAAGTGTGGCAACTCCAATACATCACCAGACATCAACTTGCGACCCAACAGCTTAATCATATCATTGAGGTGAAACTCAATGAAGATCGTATCGTTTTCCAGAAAGAGACCAAACTGTGACAAGTCGAATTCAGCATCCTGAATGTTGTAGATGCCTCGCATCTCAAAAATATCAGGCGCATAGCAACGGTCACGGTTCTCCAGGAAGAGAACGTCTTGGATCTTTGTTTCGCCACCAGCAAGTGGCTGTGCGACGCCATCAGCGTCTAGGTTAGTTTGGTCTTGGACACCGATGTACTTATGTACATAAACGGCAGTCCCACCAATTGAAAAGTATTCAGAAATAGTCCCGTCGATAAAGCGATAGTCTGCATCTTTCCGACCGGAATTCCAGATCGAGAGTTTTGGCATTGTCGTCCCTCCATATCAGGATATTTATCGCTCCTCCATGGAAGTAACGTACTGCTACATGTCATACAAGAATCGAGAGTTCTCTCTGGGTTTCACATCATTGGTAAAGGGTTCCAAGAGACCATCTTAGTGATTACAACCTCCATGAATTGTTCGAGAGCAATGCCATCTTTATATCCTCCATGGAGGAAGAGTCACTACTAGTGGTAATCGGGAGTTCTATCTGGGTTTGATAGCCAATCGTAGAGCCAACGAAGGGGCGATATTGTCATTAACCTCCATGAATTCCTCCATGGTATTATTCTGAAGTAATTGATAGTGATTAGTTCTTCCATGGAGATACCACTATATGTCTTTATGGAGGAGTTCTTCTTTATGGGGATGTCACTATTGTGTTATTAGCCGGTATCGGGAGTTCTTTCTGGGTTCCATATTCTTTTGTGAGGAATGCCAACCTCCATGAAATCTTTTAAAAGGAAGTACTTCTTCTTGAGGGTAATTTAGTGAGAACCACTAGTCTTTATGGGTACTTACCATAATAGTGATATGTTGGAATTGGTCTTTCCCGATAAATATTGTGTGGATATGTTTTTAAGGAGGTGTTGTCTATGAGACCGCAACCTAATGTTATTGTGGGGCGCCAGTTGTTGATCAAGGAAGTTCAATTGCGTCTTGGTGGTGGGATGATCAATTTGGAGTTAGATCCGGAGCATTATGACTTAGCGGTCACTATGGCTTTGGACCGTTATCGCCAGAGAAGTGGTAATAGTATGGAGGAGTCGTATATCTTTTTGGATTTGCAGCCTGAGGTGACGGCATATACATTGCCTACTGAGGTTCAGGAGGTTACAAAGGTATTTCGTCGTGGTATTGGTGGGAACCAGGGTGGTCCTCAGATTGACCCGTTCAGTTTAGCGTTTTCGAACAATTTGTATTTGATCAATAATCCTGGTGGTATGAGTGCTGGTGGATCTGGTACATTAGCGACATATGATTTGGCCATGCAGTTTCAGTCTCAAGCTGGCCGTATGTTTGGTCGTGAGTTATTGTTTCAGTGGGAGCCGGTATCGCATCGTGTGACGTTTGACCGTGCTTTTGTGGCGGTTGAGACTATTTTGATGCAAGTATGGAATACTCGTCCTGAGGAGGTGTTGTTCAAGGATACGTATGCACGTCCATGGTTGCGTGACTTTACTGTTGCTGTGTGTAAGCAGATGATGGGTGAAGCTCGTAGTAAGTTTAGCCAGATTGCTGGTCCACAGGGTGGTAGTACGTTAAATGGTGAGGCTTTGAAGACGGAAGCTGCTGCTGAGATGGAGCGTTTGGAGAAGGAGATCATGACATTGATTGACCAGCGTTCTGGTGGGTATGGGTTCTCTATTGGTTAATTTGACTTGATGGCCTTTGTCATTACCATATGGGTTTTTGGGGAAATGGCTAATGGCTATTCAGATTAAGCTTGATGAGTTAGTTGGTAATGAGTTGACGGACAAATTGGAGCAAGCGTTGAGAGCGGCTTATTCTAGGGTTCGTATTAAGGCGCCTGGTATGATCTTCACCATGGATTATATGCCACAACGTCTGAACATTTCAGTTAATGACAAACGTATTATAACCAGAGTTGCATTTGGTTGAAGAAAAGGGGAGCAGTTGCTCCCCTTTTTTGTGACTGGCTGAAATGCTCAGTTGGTCTTTACGTTTGCGATCATTTGTCGCAGCATTTGCATTTGGGCTTGGATCTTGAAGAGAACGATTTGTGCTCGATCTGAGTAGAAGACTTCTCCGTTGCTGGATCGTGCCCAGTTGAGATCTGTTTGTGCTTGTTGGGCCATTTGGTCGATTGCGGTAAGCATATCGAATGATACGGTGGTGGCCATTGCGTTTAGTTCTTGGATTGTTGGTTCACGCATTATTGTTATCCGTTGTAGATGTGAATCACGACATACTCTTCATTGAGTACGATATTGGTTCGGAAGGGAGCGTATTCTTCCGTGTAGCCGTAGCCAGGCTCTTGAACTCGATAACCTTTTTGTTCCAGTTTATCGATCATTTGACGGGTCAGTTTTTGACCCATGAGACTTACTTTGTCCATTGTTCTTATTATGGTTGAAAGGTGAGGGAATTGCTCCCTCACCTTTTGTTACATGTGAAGCATTAGTCTGCTTCGTAGAGGAACGTCGTACCGCCGATCAGTTTGCGGTTGTTGCTGGTCGATTGCACGAAGACCTTGTACTTGGTGCGATCGAAGCCTGCGTTCTTGGGCGAGATGTCAATGCTCGAACCGGACGGCAGACCCAGAACTTCACGAGCAGCTTCGCCTTCGTACATGTCACCAGTTTCCGTATCGAGAATGATGACTTCCTTCTTTGCTTGAATCGTTTCGCGTTTCGTGAATTCGTAGAAGCCACGACCGCGTTGGAAGATCAGGCCCATGTCTTCGACCAGGCTTTGAATTGCTTGATCGTGATCGACTTCGATTTGCTGGAAACGACCAGCAGAAACGGCACGCGTATCGACCTTGCGATAACGACCGTTGACCGGATCGCGGTTGCTGACCTTTGCGAAGATGTCAGCCATCGTACGCGTCATCTTCTTCTGCGCAACGACTTCGTCTTCATACTTGGACACTGCTTCAGGCGACACTTGCTGATATGCGACCGCGAGCAGCAGTTCCGTTACTTCGTTGAACTGTGCAAGCTTCAGGTGGAAGCCACCCGAGATGTCAGCCAGTTGCGAGTAGAACTGGTTTGCGTAGCCACCGCGGTTCAGTGCCTGAACACCGTGAATCAGGACGCCGATATCCGTCAGCTTTGCTGCTTCTTCTTTCCAGTCCAGTTTCTTGGGGTTGTGTGCTTTCGGGTGGGGAACGTCGTCGCCGATCATCACCAGCACGCGCTTGGAACCTTCCGTCCACTTGATCTTCGTGTGTGCTTCATGCAGCACGAGTTCGTAGCATTCGGGTGCATCGCCACCGCCTGTCGGCTCGACGTTCTTGACGAAGTACGAAACGGCCGTCGGATCGTCAGTAAGTTGCAGGTGCTTGGTGACGTAGATATGCGAATCGCAGTAGTCACCATGTGCCACAATACCAACACGCAGGTTCGGGATTTCTTTGAACAGACGAGCGGCTGTTTGGTCCACTTTACGGCGGACTTCGGCCAAGCACGGATACATGGAACCCGTGGTATCGAAGCTGATGACGATATCAATCGGTTGCGACATGGGCGGTTACCTCAAGAAATGTTGTTGAACACTTAAAAACAAATTGATGATACGTAAGCGAACATGCTTAGTCAACTGAATTTCACACGCCAGTTCATAAAAATATTGGTAACATGGCAATCTAGTGCTAGTCTGTCTGCCATAACAAAGGAGTGCATTTAATGTCACAACAAGAACAACAAAACTCTGCAACACCTGAGATTCCTGATCTCACTTCATCTCTCGTTTCAATGGACGAAATCCAAGCAATCATTGATTCCGAACGTGCTGTTCGTGAAGCCAAAGAACGTGCCCGTACTGCTGAAACAGAATCACAAGCTGCACTGGCTGAAGCACCATACATTACCGAGAATGGTGTCAACTATCAGCTCATGAATGCTGTTAAGGATGACCTCGAGAAGCTTGAGAAGATCGCACGTGGTGAATATGTTGCACCAGAGACCGATCCATACGAAGGCATGCTTCCTCAAACTCGTGAGATGAAGAAGTGGCTGGATCAAATTCGTAGCATCGAGGCTGAGGCACAGGCCAAGGAAGAAAAGGAAAAGGCTGAACAGCTTCGTATCGAACAAGATGCTCGTGATGCTGAAGAGCTGCAAAAGCGTATTGCAAACAAGGAACTGGGTGAGTCAGTGGCGCTCTACATCCTCATGCGTACTGATATGGCGAGTCTGAATCCTGGCAAGGCAGTTGCACAAGGTACACACGCTGCGAACCTGTTCGAACGTGATGTTCGTGAACTGCGCAAGAGTTTTCCAGATGCACCAAACGTTCTCGCATATGACGCATGGGCATCAGATCGTGGTTTTGGTACAGCGATTACGCTGTCAGTTAACGGTGACCAACTGACATCATTGCTTGCTCAAGCATATGAAATGGGTTGTATCTCGGGTGTTTGTACTGACCCAACCTACCCACTGCGTGATGGTGATGTAACTCATCTGTTGCGTTTGGACACTTGCGGTTATATATTTGGCGACCGTGCAGCCTTGTCAGCCATTCTTGGCGAACTCTCACTGATGCACTGATGGCTATTCCAATATTCAGCATCATCATTTCCTATGAGCACCGTTTCGGTATCTGGGAAGTGCAGGTGCCTGATTATTTGCCAGATCCCAAACGAGGACATCGTTGGGTCTCCGGGCCAAAAGCAGTAGAGAGATGCTGGAGTTTGTTGACAGCACTTTGTTACGCCAAGAATATCATGGTGACTGACAAAGTGCTGGCTGGTTTGCAAGTACACGTCACCTCAGACTTAGTCTATGATTCAGTCTGGGTATATGATGACAGTACGGCTTTAGATGCGCTCTTAACGTTTTGTGGTGAACACGATGTCGAAGATTGAAGGTCAATTGTTAATTTTGTTGGATCGTTCTTGGGGTGGTCGTTGGGAAATGACAGCACCACTCAAAATTCGTGGTAAGCTTGTTCCATTGAAACGATGGGACAATCACGAAGAGTGCTTTCCAAAGTTTGGTGCTGCTGTGCATCGCGCGTTCAATATGCGCAGGAAAGCTGTTGTCTACGAGAATTGTCCAATTTGGGTAAAGCTACCGGATGG